GGGAGCTACTGGACCTACTGGACCCACAGGCCCAGGCACTGTTACTTCGGTTGCTTTGTCTGCCCCAACCATATTTACTGTAAGCGGAAGCCCGATTACTACGTCAGGAACATTGGCTCTGACTTACAGTGGTACAGCATTGCCTGTTTTAAATGGCGGTACAGGTCAAACTACGGCAAATACGGCATTTAATGCACTTGCTCCTAGCCAAACAACCAACACAGGCAAATACCTGACCACTGATGGCACAAACACATCATGGGCGGCTGTTGGCGGTACAACAATCACTATTAGCAACGACACTGCTACCGCAACTGCGGTATACCCATTGTTCTCTGCTGCAACAAGTGGTACTGCTTCAACGGTCTATACGGGTAATGCTTATTATCTGTATACCCCATCTACGGGTGAATTACAAGCCAAAGAGATGGTTTCAACAAATGGTATTGTGGTAAATGGCACAACAGTATCATCAAGTTATACAATCAATACTGGGACAAACGGCATGGCACTTGGGCCAATCACTGTTGCAGCGGGTGCAACGCTGACAGTTGCTTCTGGTCAACGGTATTATGTTATTTAAGGATTAAAAATGGCGATTATCATTGACGGCAACGTAACCCCTACTGCTGGTGCGGTAGCGATAGGTAACGGCACAACCCTAAACTTTACGTCAGCGGGTACATCTGGTCAGCTTCTTGTGTCCAACGGTTCAAGCGCACCTGCTTTTAGCTCAACCATTGCAAGCTCAACGCTGACAGCGCCTACGATAACCAACTATACAGAAACCTTGTACTCAGCTACTGGTAGCTTAACCGTGGCGTTAAGCAACGGTACGATTCAAAAGATAACCACAAGCGGCAGTACTACAATTACTTTGCCAGCCAGTGTGTCTGGCAAGAGTTTTACGGTGATTGTGAGTTACGCTGCTGCTGACGCATTATCTTGGGCGGGTGGTACAACACTAAAATGGGCGGCTGGTACAACTCCTACTGCAACCAGTGCTACAGGCAAGTTTGATGTGTTTAACTTTGTGCAAGATGGCACAAACACCTACGGCAGCGTCTTTGGGCAGAACTACTAATGTTTAGTGCAACCAAATCATCTGGCCCATCGGGTTACAACCTAACCCGTTCATTGCGGTTTCGCTCTAGCGCAAGTGCGTATTTGAGTAGGACGCCAGCAAGTGCTTCAAACCGTACAACATGGACTTGGAGTGGGTGGGTTAAACGGGGGGCAATCAGTTCGGCAACAATGGGCATTTTTGGTGTTGACGGATCAACATCTTACATGTTCATGATATTTAACAACAGTGGGTCAAACAATGAGTTGGACTGCGGAGAAGTTGCAACAACCCAACAATGGCGCAGAGTTACCACACAAGTTTTTCGTGATCCATCTGCTTGGTATCATCTTGTTTTGGCATTTGATTCAACGCAAGCAACAGCGGCAAACCGTGTCAAAATTTATGTCAATGGAACGCAAGTAACTTCTTTTAGCACCAGTGTTGATCCGTCATTAAATTACAGTTCTATTGTTAATACCGCTACTGCTCATTCCATTGGCAGGGTTGCTTTGCCCACTGGATTTTACCTTGATGGATATTTTACTGAAGTCAACTTCATTGACGGTCAAGCCCTGACCCCATCATCGTTTGGCTCAACCAACAACACCACAGGCGTATGGCAACCCGCACGATACACGGGCACATACGGCACAAACGGGTTCTACCTGCCCTTCACAGACAACTCTGCGCTGACTACCGCATCCAATGCAGGTTTGGGCAAAGACTTCTCAGGCAATGCTAATTACTGGGTAACCAACAACATTAGCCTGACTGCGGGATCGACATACGACTCGATGACTGATGTGCCGACACTGACAAGTGCAACTGCGGCTAATTATGCTGTGTTAAATGCCGTTTCTACGGGCATGACAATGGCTGACGGGAATTTAAAATGGACTGGTTCTGGAAGTACGCCCCGAAATGTTTTGTCATCTATTGCTATTACAACCGGAAAATATTATTGGGAATTTACAACAGTAAATAGTACTGGCGGCGGGGGTAATTTAGGTTGTGGCGTGTCAAATAATTTGACTATGGTAGCAACCGTTGAACCTGGTAACAATACTTATGGATGGGAACTTGTTACAAGTGGATCAAGTAGCAATATATATAAAAACAATAATACGTCATTTACGGTAATTAGTACTTATACAGGCGGCGATATATGGGGTATTGCTATTGACATTGATGCTGGAAAAATGTGGTTTAGCAAAAATAATACTTGGATAGCTGGTGGAAATCCCGCAAGTGGAACTACACCTGATTTTACAGGGATTACTGGCCCTGTTATTCCGTATGGTTACGGTTACAACACAGGCGATGTTGGAATTATCAACTTCGGTCAACGCCCATTTACCTACACCCCACCAAGCGGCTTTGTTGCGCTGAACACATACAACCTGCCAGCAAGCACAGTTCCAAACGGTGCGGCTTACATGGCGGCTACAACTTATACGGGTAATGGCGGTACATTGGCTGTAGCTAATACAGTTGGTAGTACATCATTTCAACCTGATTGGGTTTGGGTTAAATCAAGAAGCACTACTCAAAACAATTATTCTATTGATTCAGTAAGAGGCATTAACAATATTCTTGTTCAAAACAACACAAATGATGAAGCATATTATGATGCAACTTGGCGTGGTTTGTACGGCAATTTAAGTGCTATAAATTCTAATGGCTTTACAGTTGTTGATGGAACAGACCCAACCTTTGATAGTTTTAATGGCTCTGGTGTTACCTACATTGGCTGGCAATGGAAAGGTGGCGGCACTGCTGTATCCAACACCAATGGCTCTATCACATCATCTGTAAGCGCCAATACGACCAGCGGGTGTAGTGTTGTTACTTATACAGGTGTAGGTGGAAGTGGAACAACAACTGTTGGGCATGGTTTGGGTGTTTCTCCTAGTATGGTAATAATTAAAAGAAGAAATAGTACTGCTAATTGGGCAACTTATCACACAGGACTGACTAGCACTTCTTACTACCTATTTTTAAATTCAACTGATGGTCAAGCAAATTATGGTAGCACCTTTATATCGCCATCAAGTTCTACACTAACTATTGATGCTGGTTCGTCATTATTAAATACAAACACAGGAACTTATGTCGCCTATTGCTTTGCCGCAATCAAAGGCTTCAGCGCATTTGGTAGCTACACAGGAAACGGGTCTACAGATGGGCCGTTTGTGTACCTTGGGTTCAGACCACGGTATTTGATGCTCAAGGTTTCTAGCACCGCTGGATATGATTGGCTTATATATGACTCATCCCGTGATACATACAACGTCACCCAAAACAATTTACGGGCAGATACAGTTGACACAGAAAGCACACAATCAGCAAATTATTTAGATTTTTTATCTAACGGTTTTAAAATTCGTGGAAGTTCTGCGGGTTCAATTAACCCTTCTCAAACCGTAATTTACGCCGCTTTCGCAGAGAATCCGTTCCAAAATAGTTTGGCCCGTTAAGGAAAAATCATGTTTGCAATCGTCCAAAACAACACCATCGTTCAACTTGTACCAGAGGGCACAGCATTCACGCTTGATGATGTGCAGTACCCTGCCAACTGGTGCAACCTCAGTACTCCTGAAGAAAAGACTGCCATCGGCATGGTCGATGTGATCTACGGTCAAGCACCGTCAGATACCTATTACTGGGTAACGCAGAATGCGCCAGCCTTGGTTGACGGTCAGGTTGTAGTCACTTACACAAGCACCCCCAAGGACTTGGATCAAACCAAGGCTAATTGCAAGTCACAGATCAATGCTACGGCCTACAGTCTGTTGCTCCCTAACGATTGGATGGTGGTCAAGGCTACTGAGACAAGCACACCGATTGATCCAGCGTGGAATACTTGGAGACAATCCATCCGTACAACGGCGGCTGATTCTGTAACTGCAATCATGGCGGCGGCTGATATGCCAGCCCTTGAGGTAGTGATGGGTAATGTTACTTGGCCTAACAATCCTGATTACGTTGGAGTTCAATAATGGCAACAATCATCAGTGCAGATAACGGCACGGTCAGTGGAACGGCTGGCCTGAAGTCAAGTGCTGACTCTTCGGGTATTTTAGTCCTTCAGACAGGAGCCAATACAACGGCTGTAACCATTGGAACTGACCAAAGTGTTACCTTTGCTGGTGCTGTCAGCACTACAGGCAATCAAACTGTTACTGGGAATCAAACTGTTACTGGGAATCAAACTGTTACAGGTAATCTGACCACAACTGGTTATGTAAGCGCACCCAACACCTTTGGATTCAAAAACCGCATCATCAATGGTGCAATGGTGATTGACCAAAGGAATGCGGGGGCGAGTGTTACGCAAAACACTTCGGTTCAATACACGCTTGATAGATGGTTTGCATATGGGTCTGTAACTTCAAAATTTACTGTTCAGCAAAATGCTGGTTCTGTAACTCCACCAGTAGGGTTTGCCAATTATCTTGGCGTTACTTCAAGTTCTGCGTACTCCATTGGGTCAACAGATTTGTTTTTCATTGGGCAATATATCGAGGGCTTTAATTTCTACGATTTAAATTGGGGAACAGCAAATGCACAAACAATTACTTTTTCATTTTGGGTTCGTTCCAGCTTAACTGGAACATTTGGCGGGGGGTTGCAAAACAACGCACAAAATCGTTCTTATGCATTTAGTTACACAATCAGTTCCGCAAACACTTGGGAACAAAAAACAGTCACCATTGCAGGGGATACTTCTGGCACATGGGTTGGCGCAACAAATGGAATTGGTTTGCGTTTGTGGTTAAGTGTTGGTATGGGTTCAACATATAGCGGTACTGCTGGCGCATGGACTGGTTCTGATATTCGTTCAGCCACAGGCGCAACTTCTGTTGTCGGCACAAACGGAGCTACCTTCTACATCACAGGCGTCCAGCTTGAAAAGGGTTCAATAGCAACCAGCTTTGACTTTCGTGACTATGGGCGTGAGTTGATACTTTGCCAGCGGTATTATGAATACAGTGGTGCATTTTTTGGGGCGGCAACACCCAATGCTGTAACAACTTATTTTGGAATGCAAGCGCAATTTAAGGTTACAAAAAGAGCCGCTCCAACTCTTACAAAAGTAGACGGTGCGGCTGCAACCACTCAAGGCGGCAGCGCAATTGATGGGTTTTATTTCTACACAACCTCCACCACTCAAGCAGTTCAAACCTCTTGGACAGCAACCTCGGAGCTATAAATGTACAAATTTTTTATTGATTTAGTTTTGGGCAGACAAGCAAATGCTGTCATTCGTACAACGGATAACGCATGTATTCCTTTTGACCAAGCAAACACAGATTACCAAGCCTACCTTGCATGGCTTGCTGAAGGCAACACACCTGAACCAGCAGATACTCCAGCATGAAGATAGCCGTTTACGCCATTAGTAAGAACGAACAAGAGTTTGTTCATCGCTTTTGTGACTCTGCCAAGGATGCTGACCTAATCCTGATAGCAGATACCGGAAGCACTGATGACACGGTTAAATTGGCTTTGGAGTGTGGCGCAAGGGTACATGACATCTGCATCAGCCCTTGGAGGTTTGACAAGGCCAGAGATGCCGCCCTATCGCTTATTCCAAGAGACTTTGATGTCTGTATCAGCCTAGACCTAGATGAGGTCATGGAGCCTGGTTGGCGTGAAGAGATAGAGCGTGTTTGGACAGCAGAAACCACCCGTTTGCGGTACAAGTTTGATTGGGGTTCTGGGATTTCTTTCTTTTACGAGAAAATCCACCACCGTCACGGGTATCACTGGCATCACCCTGTACATGAGTATCCCCGTCCTGACGGCAGGATTACAGAAGTCTATGCCCAAACAGACATGCTTTTGGTTAGCCACCATCCAGATCCAACCAAATCCCGTGGGCAATATATGCCCCTGTTGGACCTTGCCATCCAAGAAGATCCACTATGCCCCCGCAATCGGTTCTACCATGCAAGGGAATTGACCTTTTACAGCCGCTGGGAAGAGGCCGTAAAAGCTCTAAATGCCTACTTGGCTATGCCACAGGCTACTTGGCAAAATGAACGGGCCTATGCCATGCGTTTGTTGGGCAAGTCGCACGAGGAATTAGGTCGGGGTTGGGACGCATTGAAGTGGTATCGCTTGGCAGTTGCTGAAGCACCCAACACCCGTGAGACTTGGGTTGACCTGTCTATGTTCTGTTACCGCAACAGTATGTGGATTGAGTCTTATTCAGCCGCCAAATCAGCCCTTGCAATTACCAATAAAGAGCTTGTGTACACAATGGACCCTTTAGTTTGGGGTGAAAAGCCTTGGGACTTGGGTAGTATTGCTGCTTGGCATCTTGGGCTAAAAGAAGAAGCTGTCGAATTATGTAAAAAAGCTTTAGAATTCAACCCTACAGACACCCGACTTATTCGCAATTTAGAACAGATGTTGGAGCCTACTACGGTGGAATAACATGAGCGATTACCAAAGATTACGAACCCCGTTTCCCCAAATGAGCTTCACACCAGATGTGCCAAGCAATGCATTAGGGCCAAACGAATACAACAGTGGGCGTAATGTTGAGGCTGATGTGCGTGGCATTAAGAAAATCTATGGTGAACAAGAGATCTTAAGTACTATTCCCAATTTGCCTATCTTTATGGATGGCGGGTTTCGCAGTGAAACGCAATGGGTTTACATTGTTGCCACAAGGGACAGTTCAAATCAAGGTCGCTGGTATCTAATTACTTCTGCAGGTATTTCCAACATTACCCCAGGCGTGGGTGCAAATCCTTCTGTTTTTCTTACAGGCTATACAGCAGACATCAACATTACTACCTCTTGGGTAGGAAGTGTTTTCTTTATCAATGATGGTTTGTCTGCTCCCATGTATTTGTTGCCTACAGCAACAGAGATATACAAATACGATGCCGCTCCAGACAACTATGTGTGGAATTACGATATTGGTGTATCGGCTACACGGGCTGGGTTTGTCAGGAACTTTTGCTCTCCAAACGTAGGCAACATCCTGATTGCAGGTAATATTACCAAGGACTACACCTCTTCTGGCTTGACAATTAACTACCCAACAACTGTTCGGTGGTCACAAGCTTTTGCTAATACAGGTGTCCCCGCTACTTGGGTTCCTACCTTGTCTAACGTGGCTAACGAGCAGGAAATTCCTGTGCGTGGTCCTATTGTTGATGGCTTCTTCCTTGGTGGCAATTTCTATGTCTGCTCCTACTGGGACACAGTTGTTTTCAGTCCAATTGCTTATCAAAACAGCACAGCGCCTATTTTTGGTGTGCGACTGTTTAATCAGGGCCGTGGTCTTATTAACAATAACTGCTGGTCTAATACTGATACCAACGTATATGGTGTGGACAGCCGTGACATTTGGGTTTTCAATGGTTCAGACTTTGCTCCGCTAGGCAACCAACGGGTCAGGGATTATTTCTACAATAATCTGTCTACAACATATTCTGATCGTATTTTTATGATCAACAATACTCAAAAGAACCAGATTGAGATTTACTACCCCGACTTGACATCTTCTGGCTGGTGCAACAAGATGCTGTCATATCGTTATGACTTGCAGATCTGGAATGCCCCTAAAGACATTGCTAATGCCTGTATGGGGGCAGAGGCTCCTATTTACACGGGCGGCGTGTTTAAGTTTGCCTCTCGCACAGTAACTTACGCTCCTGCTGGTGCTTCTAGTAAGTTAATCCAAACAGGAATAGGTAACTCGTTTATCAATAGCGCAGCAATTCCTACGTTGTTTGAGCGCAACAACATGGTTTTACAGGGTAGTCAAGGGCCTGTTCCTTACTCGTCCAAAATCTATATTCACCGTGTTTTGCCTGAAATCGCAGGTACGGGCACAATTGACATTACTCTTGGGGGCGCTAACTCTACTGCCCAGCCAACCACATATGGTCAGACAGGCCGTGTGAGCATCATTACAGATAATCCTTGGGTAACCACTCAGCAGAACAATGTACGTACAGTGTCCGTCAAGGTAGAGTCAAATGACGCTACAGACGCATGGAATCTGACTGCACTTAATTGGCAAGCAACTGTTGTTGAGGATGCTTTCTAATGCCCTTCCTTCTTGACGGTAACCCGACATCTTCAGAAGTCTCTGAGGCAGTTAATTACCTGCTTAGCAACTTCAACACAACCTATTCAGCAGATTCTGTATCGGGTCAGATTTCAGGCCCTACAGGTCAAACTGTGGGGTTTCTGTACAAATATATTGCTGTCAAATATGCCGATAGTTTTGATGGGTCTGTTAATTTTAGTAACACACCAACAAACCGTCAGTATTATGGAATTAGAAATAGTAATGACACTGTAGAATCAACTAACCCTGTTGACTATATTTGGAGCAAAGTAACTGGTGGGTTTGGTACAACCAAGTTCCTGTTTTACAAAGTAAATGGTGGTCGGCAAATAGATTTTGCTGTTGGCACTGTTGCTCCTGCTTATGCTTGGTTGCAAGATTCAGGTACTCCTATTGATCTTGACGCTATAAGTGTTGTTATTACTGCAACGCCTATTATCTATCAGTGGACTGCAACATCTACACCGCCTACTAGGCCAAGCACAACCACAACATATACTTGGTCTACAGGAACTTATACAGCACCTGCGGGTTGGTCTATTGAAGTTCCGTCCAATACAACACCTGGTAGTTATCTGTGGGCAATTGCCATTACCATTGTTCAAACTGGTGGCATTAATACAGCAACATTGGATTGGACTAATGTTGCTTATCCTATTCGTTCTGTTGGTTATAACGGGGCAAATGGACCAACTGGAGCCAATGGAAACAGCTTTCTAGCGGCTTATCGGTCACAAAGCCAAGCTTCTGCTACACCAACATTTACAACTCCAACATCAGGCCCTGTTGCCCCTACTGGATGGATATTAACCACCCCTACAGTATCTGTTGGTGAAGTCCTTTGGTATATCCAAGGTGAATATAACGGCTCGTCTACATTAACAATTAATGGTGTAGGACCAAACACCACACGGTGGACGGGTCCAATAGCTGCAAGTGTGTTCCAAGATATCAGGTCTGATAACTGGAATGGATCAAATCCCCCAACATTTGCCTCGCCTGGCACTTGGGGAACTGCAGGATATTACATATCCAGATCCACTGGGACAATGATTTTGAATAATCTAGGCGCTCGTGGGACACTGCAATCTGGCTCATCTCCTGCAATTAGCGGGACATCAATGTCTGGTGCTGGTGCTGTAATCAATAATAGTGGGACATTTGCTGTTGGTGATTCTACAAACAACATCTCGTATAACGGTTCTCAACTTACATTGAATGGCAACATTGTTGCTGTAAACAACCTTCAAGAAGGTACATCCACTACGCAAAGTGGAAATACATTTGGGTTTGGTAATGGAACAACTCTTTACGGTATTGCTACTTGCGGATTTTTTAGAAGTACAAATGCTGGTACAGCAGCCCTTGCCACATCTGGTGTAAATAATGTTGCATTTGCTGCACTTGGGGTAAATGCTTCAACTGCCTTGTTTGGCAATACATTTGGTACTGATTCAATCAGCCCATATTACACAATTCTGGGCACAACTATTGGCGGGACTAGTGGCGGTTGGCAACAAGCCGCCTTTATGCAAAGACGAGGGAGCTATGGGGGTTCTGCAAGCGAGGCTAACCCTGATGCTTATACAGTTGGATATGCCCGAATGGTTTATCTTGACGGGTCCACAAATTACGCCGCCAAGATTATGTCCACAACCGGAACTACGGATGATCGGGGCATTATTGTTGGCGGTCCAACAAACGGGTTATATGTTCTTGGTGCTGGTGTTTCTACGGTTGGATTTACTCCATTCACAGGGATGCACCTTTGCTTATTGCCAAACACAATAACTCCTGTTGCTGGTGATATTTACTACGACACCTCTATTTACCTAAAGCCAAACGTCAACGATGTCTTGTCGTTTATTGCCCTTTCTAATGCGCCTCAAATGAAAGGTGCAATTGGTGTGTTTACCAATATGGCTGAAGGTTCTGTTCCCCCGTATATGCAGACTACAATTGATGAGCCATATATTGAGCATGGTGTAGAGCAAATTAGAGTTGTTACCATAACCAAACCAGAATATGAGCCAGTGCTTGAAGAAAACACCTTGGTGCTTGTCAATGCTTTGGGTGAAGGCTTAATTAATGTGTGTGGTGAAAATGGCAATCTTGTCGTAGGTGATTTGATTGTTACATCTTCTATACCTGGTAAGGGCATGAAGCAAAGCGATGACATAATAAGGTCAATTACTGTTGCCCGTAGCCGTGAAGCGGTGACGTTTTCATCGCCAACAGATGTTCAGCAAGTGGCTTGCATCTATCTTTGCGGCTAGTTTTAAGGAAAAATCATGGGAATGCAATCAGCTTCTGTCCAAAACCCTTACTCATCTGCCCAACAAGGGAAAGGACAAGGCTTGCCTAACCCTGATGCCCAGATGTCGCCTAACCAGCCTCGTATGGATGCCCAACAAGAAATGATGAGGAGATTCCCACAGCAACCTGTTCAGCAGATGGATATGCCTATGGGTGCGCCTAATGTAGATACTCCTGTAGGTGCTTCTGGGGTTGATTCAATGGTAGGCCAAACGCAAAAGATGCAAGGCCAAATGTCACAAGGCAAAGGCCAAGGGGCACAGGGCGCTATTACTTTCCCTGGTCAAGGTGGGCAACCAGCAATGGGTCAACCTAATGCTTACCCAAATACTATCAATTCAAGAGATAATACGGGTATGTCTCAGCCAAGGTCTATTGGCGGCAAATCTAAAGGAGCAAGATAATGGGATTCGGAAAATCATCTGGCAGTTCTGCTCCTGTTGTAACGCAAGAGCAAAAAGATCTTCTTAAAGCACAAACTGGGTTTTTAACAGACACAGCTTTTCCAGCCTATGGTCAAACTCTAGGTGGCGCTAAAGATGTAATGAACCAAGTTATGCCAAACGCCAATGCGGCGGCGGCTAATGCGGTTAATGTTGCCCAACAAACAGGTGGCCTTCAGCAAGCGGCAGGAACCCAAGCTTATGGCCTTGGCTTAGCAAATCAAGGCCATATTGCGGGTTACCAAGGTTCTTTGGGTGAACAATTAACTGGTGGTGCTGCCGCTGGGTTGGGAAATGCGGCTGAATATCAAAAAAATGTTGGTCAAATTTTAGGTGCAGAAGGCGCTTCAAAATTGGCAGGGTTGTTTTCGCCTGAGTATCAGAGACAACAAGTTACTGCAGCATTGCAACCTGCTATGGAACAAACCCGTGAAGCAATGGCGGGCCAGAATGCTGGTTATGGCGCTGCTGGTGGCCTTGGATCCTCTCGGGCGGCATTGGCTGAAGCTAACTTGAGGTCATTGAGCAATCAACGATTAGGTACTGTTGCCGCTCAAACTCAACAAGGTATTGAAACAAATCGTGCTGCGGCAAGTCAGGCGTTGTTAAGTGCTGGTCAAAATGCCACAAATCAATCGGCTGGTTACCAACAAGCTTTGTTGGGGGCTGGTCAAGGCGCTTTAGGCCAAGCCGCAGGTATTTCTGGGTCTTTAACTGGGGCAGGTCAAGCGGGTATGAATGCGGCTAATCAAGCCGCTGCCGCTCAAATTAACTATGCAGGTACGCCTCAAGATGTGTACAGTAAATATGCTTCTGTAATTTATGGTACGCCTCAAGCTTCTACCACTCCTAACTTTGCTGGAACTCAAGGTTCAAACACCTCTGGCAAAGGCTTTGGCGTTAAAATTTAAGGCAAATCATGGCTAATTATGGATCTTTTCAATTTGCCCCGCCTGATTACGGTGATTGGGCGCAATATGCTGGTTTAGACCGAAAAACTGGAGAAATTCAAGGCGGGCAACCATCTATGGGAGTTCCTCCTCCAGAAGATATGCAAGGATATATGGACCAACGTCTTGCTTCGACAAAAGATAAATTAGCCGCTATTCCTGATGCTTTTCAACAAGCATCACAAGGCAATTTTACTAAAGCAGTGGGGATGCTTCGTAATCCCACTCAACCTGTTGGTCAGCCCCAAACGTCTGTGTTTAACATGGGTTATGACTACTTCCACGGTCTTGATTAAAAGGTAACAAAATGGAAGCTATTGCCCCAGAAAGAACAGATGCACCTGTTGTGCCACCAACAATGGTGGAAAAAGTTACTCCTGCTGGTCCTGGACCAAATGCTATTGCCAATGTCACACTAGATTATCCAGAACGATTTATAAATATTGTTAAAGCATTGCCAGTGGCGGCAAATAGTCCAGAGGCTCGTGTCCAATTGGCACAAAATATCAGCGCACATGATTCTGAATCAAAAAGTTATCACCCAAATCAACAACCTCAATGGGGTAAAGTAGTTGCCAACCTTTTAAGCCGCAACTATAACGAGGCTTTGAAGTGGTACAACGGTGGTGGTGTAGTTGAGGAAGAAGCACGAGACATCAACAACAACCAGTATTTCCGTGAAAAAAATGATCGTGGTATTACTGGTCGCGTTAAAGACAGCAGCGGTAAAGAATTAACACCATCTCAAATCAAAGAACTTGAAACCAAGGGTGGTATTTTTACTTTAACTGATGACAAATCACTTAAAACCTTGCCTTGGGTAAATGGCAAATACAATGCAGAAATTGCCAACAATGGTTTAACTAGCCAGTTGCAACTTGCAACTAATGATGCCTACAACGCCGCTCGTACTGCTGGTGGCGCTAATCACAACATTGATGAGCAATTAAAGCTTGCTGGTGGCCTTAAAGGTGTTCTTGATCATATTGCAACTTTGCCGCCAGAACGCCGCCAAAAGCTTTACGGTTATGTTAGTCGCCTAAATCAGATTGGTAGTACACAAGGCAAAACCAATGAAACTGGCTTGAATGTAAATGCTGGTGGTTCACAAACTGCTGGCAATACTGTTGGCGCAAATGTTGGTGGCGCTGGTGGTGGTGAAGGTGTACCGCCTACAACTGGGAAACTGGGTGCTGCTATTGGCGCAAGTGGTTCTGCAACTACCCAAGGCGGCGTGTCTGGACGAGAAGGGTCTACTGCCACCAATTCTTCCAATGCCATGTTGCAAGAGCAACAAACATTACAAACTGCAATTTTGCAAGAGTTGCAAGGCGTAATTAGGCCAGAACAGTTTGGTTCATTTTTGCGTTTGCAATCTTTGAATTCTGCTAATGATGAATCTTACAAAAACATCCCTGCTCATGTTAAGCCTCCAACATGGAAAGATGTAGCCTCTACAGATCCATTGGCAGGTGGCGCAGAGGCAATGATTGCCAACCGTGTTGATCAGCAACGCAACAATGCTTTGATGGCTGCATGGTCTAAACAACTTTATACCGCTCAACGTGAAGCCGCTAAAACTGGCAAGCAATTTGATTTAGATAAATTGTCTGATGAATTTCAAAAATCAAAAGTTTTTGATGCAATCAACAATACTTATAAATACAAAATGCAATCTCACATTCAAGGCCGTTCTGTGATGCCTCCTAAAGGGTCTTTAATGGTTAATAATCGCAATGAAATTGGCACATCACCAGGAGATTAATAATGGCAGATGACGTTAAAGAATTTTCAAGGGAAGAGGCTCAAGGCCTAATGTTTAATGGCGCTCCGCAACAAGCACCAATGCAAGCTATTCCTTTAACTGGACCAGCAATTCCTCCTTCTGTTGGCAAAGTTGATGGCTTAACAAAAGGAGGACCTGTAGCAAAGAAAATTGACGCATTTCCTTTGGTTGAAAAAGTTGGCGCTGCTAATAAAAAACTTCAAGAGCAAATGGTAAAACCAGAAGCTCCATCAGCTATTCACGAACTTGTTGACCAGATTTCAAGTAATTGGAAGCCTTTAGGAATTGGTGCTTTGGGTGTTGCAACTGCATATGGAGCGGCAAGATTATTAGGTGGTAAAAAACCTATTGAATCTTTAGAAGGAAAGCCTTTAACGGGCAAAGGGCCAACGCAAAGAATTGAACCTACTTTTGCTACGCCAGAAGAAACTGCTGTTTTTAAGCCTGTTGAGCAACCTATTGGGCCATCTCAACTAGCAGTTGAAGCTCAAGCAAAGTTTGGTGTACCGTTGTCTGATGTGGAAAATCATTTTGGCGTCAAAGTTACTAATATTAAGGATGCAGAAATTCTTAGTAATAACTACAAGAATTCTTTATCCGGTGCTATTTCTAATGCTCCTGCTGGTATTCCTAGTGGTGTTAATCCAATGAATGCTTTAACAGGTGGTACAACAGCACCTGTTCAACCTCCTGCGGCTCCTCCTATGGCCCCAAGCATAGGCCAAACAGTGGCTACTGGGGGCAATGTTGATCAAGCTATTAAACAAACTGTTGCTAATTTAGTTGACCAACCAACACCTGTTGCCCCTCCTAAAGGAATGAAACCACAATACAAACCAAAAAAAGGTGAAATTGGTCCTGGTGGGTATAACTGGTTTGCAAGTCAAGTTGGTCCAGAGGAAGCGGCGGCTCGTTGGGAACAACAATATGGCAAAAAGAATGTGCCATATAACCAAGTTCAATCGGAATATGCGGCAACCCGATATCCTGTTAAACCAAATCCAGAAGGCGCAAAAACTGGTGGGGCTTTTGGTAAACCAGAAAACATCCCTGATTACATTAAAGGTGGAGCAAGCATGGGAGCTATGCTAAATGTGGCTGGCAATGCGTTAGGTATCCTTGGACTAGGCCAAGAATATAAGAAAGCTAAAAAGTCTGGTGATTGGTCAGATTTTGGAATGGGTGTTGCTAATCAAATAGTGGGTAACATAGCTCCCCGTTTGGCTTTGCCATTGGCCTTAATGACACCTGGATCAACAAACGCTGGTGAGCAAGAAGAGCTTGCTCGTAGACGGCAAATGGCCCCTACAATTAGTGGCGGCATTGCTCCTCCTTCTTTTAGGTAAATCATGGAATATCAATCTCTTATAAACACTGGCGCTGGCATTGCTTTTACAGTAACTGGTTGGTTTGCCCGTGAGATGTGGAATGCTGTCAAGGAATTGAAATCAGACCTTGCTAAACTGCGTGAGGAACTCCCAAAAACCTACGTTACCCGTGATGACAGCCGTGAAGACATTCGTGAGATCAAAGAAATGCTAGGCAAAATATTTGATAAGTTAGACGGCAAAGCAGATAAATGATTGCTGTTGTTCTGGCGCTGGTGATCAGCACAGAATATAGGTGTGTCCGGTGGGGGTGGACGGGTGATGTTTACCATCGGATAGTCTATTGCCTTGAATGGAAGAAGGTTGAAAAGAAATGATTGACCCGTTTGAAGCCCTTGACGCTGTGAATTCAGCAGTCAACTTGATAAAGAAAGCGGCTTCTACGGCTCAGAATGTGGAATCGCTTGGCCCATTCTTGGGCCGTTATTTTGACGCCAAGGCCAATGCCCTACAAGTAGTGGTCGAGTCCAAGAATGGCACGTTTAAAGGCTCTGCACTTGGTAAAGCAATGGAGATCGAGATGGCGCTTGCCAAGCACCGCCAATTTGAGGATGATTTGAAGAACAAACTGTTTTACCCTAACCACATGGACCTGTGGAACAACATCAAGATTCGTGCCGCCGCAATGGAAGCTGAGTTTGCCAAAGCTGCCAAACGTGAAAAAGAAGCCGCCGCCAAGAAGAAACAAGAAATGCAACAGGCTATTGAACTAGTCCTTGGCCTAATCACTGCTGGGGTGTTGTTGGCAATGGTTGGGTGGGGCATTTACCAAATTCGGCCTCATGGATGAGATCGTCAATGGCTTCAAAAAGTGGTTCAAATTGTTCTGCTATGTGGCCTGTGTTTGGTGGTTTTTGGACTTTGTGAAAGCGTTACCCGAACCATTGGCTAAACGAGCAATGGATAAAGCATTGAGTTATTTACCTTTTTAAGGAGCAACTATGGATTGGCTAAAAACTATTGCGCCTACCATCGCTACGGCGTTGGGCGGCCCTCTTGCTGGCCTCGCCATTGAGGCCGTGTCAAAAGCTATTGGCATTGATCCAAAGGACGTTCAATCCACTATCAGCGAGGGCAAGTTATCTGCTGACCAGATAATGATGCTCAAGAAGGCTGAGATTGACATGGCGGCTCGTGCCCAAGAGATGGGTTTGGACTTCGCCAAGCTGGGCAATGAGGACCGCAAGTCTGCTCGTGAGATGCAAGCAGAGACTCGCTCCTACATCCCTGCTGTTTTGGCTATTGCCGTTACCATTGGGTTTTTTGGGATTCTTGTAGGCATGATGACCGAAACTTTTAAGACTTCTGATGCTCTCATGCTTATGCTGGGCAGTTTAGGTACTGCTTGGACAGGAATTATCGCTTTCTACTTCGGCTCCTCTGCCGGATCGCAAGCCAAAGATGACCTTCTCCACCAATCGTCACCCACAAAATGAAGCTAATTTCACTTGTTTTGTTGTGCCCAATACTGGTTTTTGGTGAGCCAGTGGTCTACGATGCGGTAATCAACCGTGTGATTGACGGGGATACTGTTGTCATTCAAGCCCCCTACCTACCTAAACCGCTCAAACCTGAGATTGCAGTGCGGATATTTGGTGTAGATACCCCTGAAAAAGGGTTCAGGGCTAAGTGTGCTGAAGAGGATGCCAAAGGTCATGCCGCATCAGACTTTACTAATGCTGCTGTAAAGGCTTCTGTCAAGCGACAAGTATCGCTTTTGGAATGGGATAAGTATGGTGGGCGGGTGCTTGGAGACATCATTTTGGACGGCAAAAGCCTTCGCAAGATGCTGATTGACCAAGATTTAGCTCGTGAATATTTTGGTGATGCAAAAAAACCGTGGTGTAAGCAATGATTCAGAACTTTGATAAAGCATTAAAAGCCGTCCTCGTCCACGAGGGAGGATACGTTTTTAACCCAAAAGATCCTGGGGGAGAAACAAATTTAGGCTGTACAAAAGCAGTCTGGGAAGAGCATTGTGGTCACCCTGTAGACACCAAAACAATGAAGGCCCTAACTCCTGCAGATGTTGGACCGCTGTACAAAAACAAGTACTGGGACAAAATTAAGGGGGATGACCTGCCAAGCGGGGTTGACTACGTTGTGTTTGATGCCGCCATCAATAGTGGGAGTGGAAGGGCCGCAAAGTGGCTACAAGCCTGTGTTGGGGTAGAGCCTGATGGTGGTATAGGGCCAAAGACTTTAGCGGCTGTACGGGCGTTTAATCCTGAACAACTAATCAAGGATTATTCCAAGCGGAGGTTGTCATTTCTGTCAGACCTCTCAACTTGGGAAACCTTTGGTAGGGGTTGGGCCAAGCGAGTAGCTGAAGTTGAGGATGCTGGCCTAAAACTCCTTTAATTGCCACTCACGTTCATTGCGATTTGAGTTTGATTTTACGGTGTTGCCTGTTAGCTCGATGAAGTTGAGTTTCTTCATTTCGCTGAGCCTTCTGGCAATTTGATTGCCATCGAGGTTGGTTTTGTTAGCTATGCCATCTTTTCCAAGGGGGCCATGCTTTAGCAAGCAATCTAAGATGATATCAATATGGTCACCAGCGAAATCAACCTTATCGGATGCCTCATAACTGGTGATAGGGTCATCATTCCTTGCTCTTGGGAACATGTTTTTGAGTATTGAATTGAGGTTCATGTTTTCTTTCATTAAGGGTGGCAGACATTAACCCAAAAGGACGGTCTGCCAGCGCCCCCTTTTCCCCAGGATTGGGCTGGGTTATTCAGAATATTCCAAACCAAATGCCTGTACCGTGGACCCAAGCAATTGGGAATACTATTGCACCTGCCACTAGAAAGCCCCAAGAGGCAGTCTGTAGGCAAGTCACAACGTGTGTTATCCAAGAGAGTAGACCCCACACAATCAAAAGGACTGCAATAGTCTCGTCCATTTAGAAGTCCAAATCCTCAAATGGGTCTGGTTTAGCCTTCTTGGTTGGCTGGCTAGATTGACGGGTCTGCTCCTGCTTGGGTCGCACTGACAAGCTGATGAAGCCTGATCCCGCCTTGCTGACCTTTTTCCAACCAGAAATCCAGTATTCCACGCCTTCAATATTGATTGAGCCGTTCATGTCGGGGTGCTTTTCCTCTTCCTTTTTGTCGTTTTTAAACAACGAACCCCTGTTTGTTGAGTCAAATTCAGCCATTTTTTGCTTTCTTTAGTGCGGAGCGTGTTGGTGCATCCATTTGATTAGAGAGGTAAACCTTTTGATCGGCCTCTAGTTCTTGTTCGTCAATCATGGCAAGAGCATTAATAGCCTTACCATTCTTGACTAACTCGGTTACGGAGGATGCCATTTCTTGCAAGAACTCCTGAATATCTGTTGGCAGGTCATCGCCAATTCCACCCCTTGGAGAAATTATGGGGGAGGGTCCTTTTGTTTTGATTCCTTCTTCCGTTTTGGGAGATGAGTCAATCGCATCATGCTCAACGATTTCGAGGGCAGCTACCCACAAATACCTTCGCAGGTAGGTCTGTACCGCCCCAAGGTTTTGAACCTCGTGACAGCCCTTTAAAGCCGCTGTAGACATAGGCGATTCAATGACAATCACTTCTTCTGGCTTGTCAACATTGATTATTCGCATATCTGCTGTTTCTTTGCCGAAACTTACAATCCCTGCCAAGCCATGACTGTTAAAGATTTGCAGTGCAGGGATGAGAAAGTCACCCAGTTCAAAGTAGTAGTAGTTGGCAAACTTGTTGTGGCCTGTTTTCTTGAGCTTGGAGCCATGAAAGGCTTCACGGGCAAGGTTTAGCCGTTGATAGACGTTCATTCATGCTCTCCAAAAGGGTCACCCCATGCTGTTGATGTGCCTGTTGACATATTCACCAGGTGCTGGCCTTGGCGTTGGATATACTCACCCTCATCGCCAATCCAAGTAGATCCCAATTTGATAAAGCTCTTACCATCTTCATTAATGATGGTGTTGCCCAATTCGGTATAGGTTTTACCGCTAAAAAGGTTGGTAAAAATGCTCATAGTTTCTCCATGATGTATTTGGTGAAATCATCCATTGCCGCCTTAGATTGGGAGGTTTCTGGGGTCTTTTGCAATACCTTGTACAGACCTAAGGCAATGCCTCGCAGGTACTCAATTTCATCTTGCAGATCTTGCTTGCTTTTTACTTTCATGGCGGCTCCTATGGTTCTCATTTGGTTGACTCTTCATAGAGTTTCATTTCTTCAGCGATAAACTTGTTTTGATTCTCTTCAGTCAATTCCCGAAAAGCCTCATCGTTCATCATTTCTTCCCGTAACTGTTCAGCAAAATCTTTAACTTTTGACATTTCATATTCCTCTTGCATTTGGACTTGGTAGTAAAAGGCTTCTTGTGTCATTTCCGCTCCACTGGTTTAGAGATCAACCAGTTAGACCCCAGAAAGCGCACAGAGCGCACCCAGGAGCGAATATTGTGGCGTTGGGTACTGGTAGGCACTCCTTGCACCACAAAGAGCCTACGGGCCATTTGAAGGGCAGTGGTGTTCATGCTTCCAACACCTCTTGCAAATTAGCCAACAGTTGCTGCGCTTCTTCACGGGTGAGTGGGATGCCCAATGAGCCATGACGATGGCAGATGTGCAAGTAAGCACCATCCTCGTCCCATGTGTCCAAAGACAATCTCATACCCAGTTCAGTTTTAAATGCTGTTTCAATTTCATTCATGTTGCATTCCTTTAAGTACTGCGTTAGTGCAGTGAGATGAACTGTAAACCCCTTTTTTACACAAAAACATAGGGGTTTTCACCTATAGAACAACACTTTTTTTGGTGCTAGGCTCACCATATGAGCCACCTACACCACACCCAAATCGAAGCTACTATTGCATGGACATTGATTGCCCAAGCAGTGGACCAGCTTGAAACACAAGTCCAACATGAAGACTTAGATGCCGCCATAATTGCGGTTCTGGCTCTCGCACTTGAGCTTGCTTCCCACAAAAAACTACGGTCAATAGATGAAATCTTCCAGCCCCTTTAATTGGCAATCCCAACCCTCAACCCTGTTTAGCAAGCAGGAAAAAGCAACATTGCATAACAACATTGTTGTGCGAGATTTAAAGCCCAAAGTGCTGGCCTTTTATCAGAAAGCCAAACCCAAAGGAAGTAAATGAGCGATTCATTTGAGAAATTCTGGTCAGCATGGCCCAAATCTGTCCGCAAGGGCGGTAAAAATGTTTGCTTGGCAAGGTGGAAAAAGGGTCTGTACGATGGCTGTGCAGACCAAATCATCAAGCACACCACATGGATGGCTACTACAGACGCTTGGAGGAAGTCAGACGGGGCTTTTATCCCTGCTCCTATCGTCTACCTTAACCAACAGCGATGGGATGGTGCTGAGATTCCTGAGAGCTTTGACAAGCCTAAGGTTGCTGATCCTGCCCTTGTAAAAATACACCAAGATTGGGGTAAAGCCACTGCGATACCAGACGACATCAAAAAAAGGTTGGCAGAGATCCGAAATAGGGTATAGAATTCAAACCGTTGCCGTAGCAAGTGACAAAAATTAGGCCGTTTACACATGCGTTCCGCCTTACCAAATGCTCTCTGTGGGAGGGTCATTCGGCAAGGTTGCTACCGGAATGCAGTTGTAAACGGCTTTTTTGTTTTCTACGGTTTCCGATTGACTCACGTTACGTTACTGGCCCTGCATGGGGTGACAAGTCAGGAAACACCGCACACAGATACACCCCTGTGCAAAATGCGACCAGCGTTGGTTTAGCGACTGGTATGTCACAAGGTACACGGTGGAACAAGGCCTTGTGAATAAGTGAATAAACCCGTCAAGCGCACTTGGGGCTTTTTTGTATTTCAACATTTAATAAGTCGCAATAGAACACAAGCTAGTCTGGAGAAGGTCAGGATAGTCTCTCTATCCACCCTTGGTAGACCTATGGAGAAATGAAATGACACATGAAATGGCAATGAGAATCTTAGACAAAGTGAGAGAAGGAACACCTTATCCACAGATAATTATTAGACAGGCATTGATGATGACAGGAGACTTGGATGAGTTACAGCAGGAAGGTAGTGAGCAATGCGGGGGACAGGGTGCAACTAGAGAAAGCATTGGCTAGAGAGTTGTACAGAACATGGGAAACAACAAAAACCCGCATTTTCACAAAAGAACGCATTGAATTGATCGAACGCCGTTACTCAAAGGGATCAGTGGAGCGGGTTCGGAACTACATGAATATGATAAAGAATGGGGAATTGGAATGAGAGTCTTAGTTGCTTGTGAATATTCTGGAGCAGTTAGAGATGCATTTATACGGGCTGGGCACTATGCAGCATCGTGTGACCTGCTACCCAGTGAGTCTCCTTTGGGTGACCACTATCAATGCAATGTGATGGACATTATTGATCATGGATGGGATTTGATGGTGGCCCACCCGCCCTGCACCTACCTATCAGTATCTGGAATGCACTGGACAACAAGAGGATTGCGAGATCCTAAGTTGACAGAAGATGCCCTAGACTTTGTCAAGCTCCTGATGAATGCCCCAATTGAACGTATAGCAGTAGAAAACCCCGTTTCGATCATCAGCTCTCGCATACGAAAACCTGACCAAATCATCCAACCTTGGTGGTTTGGACATGATGCAAGCAAAAAGACCTGTTTGTGGTTAAAGAATTTACCTTTGTTGACCCCGACAAATATGCTGGAAGGAGACAACAAGACTCGTAGAGCCAACCAAACTGCCAGTGGTCAAAACAAGTTACCACCTAGTGCCGATAGATGGAAGTTAAGGAGTATGACGTATCCAGGCATAGCAGATGCGATGGCTCAACAATGGGGATCAATATGACCTTTCAAGTAATGTTCACAGTGGAAGGCACACCCATAGGCAAGGGTAGACCTAAGTTTGCCAGGCGTGGTAACTTTGTCTCAACATATACACCCACAAAGACCCGTGATTACGAAACTCTAATTGCAGAAGCCGCTACGCAAGCAATGGGATCTTCTGAACCGCTAAAAACGCCCATAGCGGCCTATATCTACATTACAGTACCAATCCCTCAGTCTTACTCTAAAAAACGCTCTGCGGCCTGTTTAGATGGCTTAGAGAGGCCATGTAAGAAGCCAGACATCGATAACATCATTAAAGCCTTCTTAGACAGCATGAATGGCATTGTCTATGACGATGACACCCAAGTGGTCAGCCTCCATAGCACCAAGTGCTACGGCACTATCGGTATGGTTGAGGTGTTGGTAAAAGAAGACATCTAAGGGTTTGTCCTGATATCAAGTGCAATCAAGATGAAAGACACTTGAGCTTCAACTAACGGAGTTTGTAATGATATTAAACGGTAAAACAGTACATGGCGTAGAAATTGATGGCGTTGACCATCGTGACGCGCCTGATTTTTGTGATGCATTTTTTTCGTATGCTGAATATGAAGATGGCACTGAGCTTACTGATGATGAGCTTGATGAGCTTAAAGACCAAAATGGCGACAAATTGTATGAAATGATTTGGGAAGGGATGTATTGATATGAAAACACTATTCCCTTTGTTTTTGTTTGGCCTGATAGTCAACATTGTTGGCATCTTTGTTGTATTTGCACCACAACTACCACCATCCCACCCAGAGTGTTCAGTAGCAGGGTTCCACCCTGACCTGTCTATTCAACACAGGGCATTTTGCCGTGAATGGAATAAAAATGGACAAAAATAATTGGCCTGATAACTGGCCCTTCCCACCTTACCCGTTGAGGAGCAAAAATGAGTGGCTGGCGTAAACGACAAATTTTAGGAAAAACGATGAGAAAAAGTAGACATCAAATAATACGAAATATGTTGTTGGCATCAAAAGACGGCATGACTATCAAAGAAATAGCAGAAACCCTTGGCGACCACTGCCACAAGAGTGTCCAAAAGACTGTCAAGCTGATACACGGTTTATATATTGACCGTTGGACTGTGATCAAAAAAGGAACTTATGCCGCTGTTTATGTGTGTGTAGATGTACCTGAGAACGCTCCACACCCAACAGAACGCTATCTGCCTGTATCAATCTGGAGGAACAATGGAACTGGACGATCCGTTTGACTACCAAAAGCCCAAGTGGCTTGTTCTTGAAGAGCGTGAGAAAAGACGGGCAGCAAGGGCAAGAAGATTGGGTAGACCTATAGGGACATGGGGCGGCAACAGAAAAGGCGCTGGAGAGCGGTTTAAGAAGCCCTATGACAGCAAGGTATTCATCAAGCACACCCGCATCCAGCACAGCCTATTGCTTGACCTGGGCAATGGTGACCTGAATGCAGGTGTACAGAAATTAATAGACACTAAATTGGATGAGTTATGAATGAAATCGATCCCAACAAAGCAATTAACTACATCACTGCCAACTCACAAGCATTTGCCAAGGCCAAGGCAGATAGGACCTTTGTAGAGAACAACCTGCGAGTGGTGAAGTCTGAGTTGATGAATGAAGAAGATGGTACGCTAGGCCACAAAGAAGCCTATGCTTATGCCCATGCCAACTACAAAGCCCAATTGGTGGCCCTCAGAGAGGCTACTGAAATAGAGGAGAATCTATTGTGGATGATGAAGGCAGCACTGGCTCGAATCGAGGTCTATAAGGTGCAGGAATACTCTAAACGTGCTGAGTTGAGAAATCTTGGATGAACAACAAGCTAAACGCCCGTGAGAGATTGCATTTGGCGCTTATCAAAGAATTACCTTGTTCAGTATGTGATGAGCCTGGACCCAGTGATGCCCACCATGTCAAGCAGCACAGACAATTCACTTGCATTGCCTTGTGTAAATCTTGCCACCAAGGACCGTTACTTGGTTGGCATGGGCAAAAGCGCATGTGGGCAATAAAAAACATGGATGAGATGGATGCCCTCAACATCACTATCCAACGCCTGCTAGATGGCCTACAATCACGTTAAAGGAGCCAATCATGGGTGAATTCATACTAACCTTGCTACACGCAGCTACAAATACTCACATCTTGCATTGGCAGACCAAAAGCTTTGCCGATCACACTGCATTAGGTGAGTTCTACACTGAACTGCCTGAACTGATTGATGCCCTGGTGGAGGCCACACAAGGCGTAATGGGTGAGATCATTCAATACCCAGCAGACTACTACCCACCAGCAGAAAATGGCTTACAAGAGCTAAAAGAACTGCGTGAGTATTTTGTAGACAATCGCAATGTAATGCCACCAGACAGTGAGATCCAGAACCTGCTGGACAGCATAGGTGATAGAATAGATTCAACCTTGTACAAGTTAAGATTTCTGAGTTAGTCCGTGGTCCTCTCCTAGCCCTGCAAGGCTATTAACCTCTTTCGGGAGGTTTTTTTTCGGGTCAAAAGTTTAAAAAGCCTAGCAAAAACAGAAAGCAAATGGGCTAAAAAAAAGAGGGGCCTCAAATTTTTAAGGGGGGGGGTCTTTTCTGTACGCAAAAAAACACCATTTTTACCCCCCCCAGACGAGTACTACATAGGGTTTACCCTAGTTCTCATGTGTTTTACCCCAGTGGTTTTTTTGCAACATTGTGTTTTTATACAGTTGTTTTTACGCAACAATGCATAGAACCACCCACAATCGACAATCGATTAAATGCATACCAGCATAGCCAAAACCTATAAAAAGCCCTCAAAAGCCCGATAAATAGCCTTGCTGCCACTATCTGGACACAATCGGACACGCTACCGCTTAGAGTTACCCCTACAGTGAAACAGACACAACAAAGCCTAGACCTGAAGCCTATAAATTGACGTACTCAAGCCTAGACCCAAAGCCTAGAAACAAAAAAAGCCCCTAAGGGCTTTATGTGGTTTAACTCACAAAAAGAACATTGTTTTACTTTTCATCAGTGACAGCCGCAAAATGGGATTGAGTATTTGAAATGAATTCGGCGATTGAATGCCTAGGGTGATATTGCACAACTTCCCAAGGGGTAACCGTTTCGTCATCATCATCTAACAATAAATACAGCACATCATCGAATGTGGCATTCAAGGGGTAATCAGATAACCACTCATTCAAGGCAAATCGTTCAGATGTTTTCATTGTGTAACCTTATGATTGAATAAAATCAGAGATAAAAATTTCAAGAATATCAACTCGCTGCAACTCGTCAAAATCACCGTTTGAATCGTTCCAAGCGATGGCTTTTCTTAGCTCTTCTGTCGGGGCTTTGTAGATATGCCAAGCTTCATCAGGAACACCGTGAAACAATCGAATTAATTGACCTTCTTTAAAATCATATGAAACATTATGCATAGTGAACCCCTTTAATTTGAGTGAAACCCGTTATGTCGTGTTTAGCCTTACCTTTAGCATATAAAGCCACTACTACTTGTTTTGGCTCAATATGCCTTACATCAGTGTTATCCCCATCAATAACATCCCATCCCCTAAATGAATCAGGGATATCACTTTGCTTCTGAAACACTACAGCAACTCTAGAGTTATTCCTATTTGATAAACCCTTGATACTGATAGGCTTTGGCGTGATAGCACTAAAGGAATAGGTTAAATCATAATTGTTTAACGTCTTACCCTCTAATGAACGTGAAGGATGTTTTGTATAGTCATAGAACATAACATCAGGAAACAACTGAAACAAATTCTTGTTTTCCCATATGATCAGATTCTCATAAGGGATATCACTTGTGCCATTGGGTCTTACAAGGGGCTTAAAGCCTAATCTAAGGGCTTTTCTTTGGATAGACCATACATCGGCGCACAATGACAATAAAAAGGCTTGCTGATGGTCATAGAAAAATTGGGTTTTGGCTTTTCTAGCCTTTTGTACGCTATTGAATGCTCCTCTACCCGCTGTATTGAGACATCCATGGAAACAGCCCGCTAAAAGGGCTAAAGGGCATAAAGTCTCATCAGGAACGAGATAGACAATACCCGTAAGATATCCTATCTTTTCCCCTTTAATGGTTTTAGTTGAAGATTCTCCAAGTATCGGGCGATACTCTAAGCCTAATGACTTGAGAATGAGTTTATATGGATTTTGCATTGTCTTTCCTTTTCGTGAATATATTAAGACCCTAGAAACCTAGGCCATAAACCCCTATTAATAAGGGTTTACAGTATAGATTTACATATAAATGATGAAATACGCTACCATAGGTGAAGAGATAATGACAGCGAATATAGTGGCATGAATTAAATCAGTGATAAAGCTTTTCATATTAATATACCTCTTGTTTGGATTCAATTAATAACTTGCATCCTAGAATGCATAATTCATCAATGGTTTCCTCTTCTAGATAATCCATCAATGGATATCCTGATGCATTTCGAATTGAATCAATGGTTTCATTGTATGTGCCGCTGTAGTCGTATTCATAAACCATTGTGACAATCACAGTACCGGATCCGCATCCGATTGTTGTCTCAAATTCAAAGGTAGCATCACCACCGATTGTGTTTTTTTGATCTTGTGTGAGCATAATTAATCCCTTATTTACAGTGTGGCACGATCTGCGAGGGCTGTCGTGATTTCACCATCACGTTCAAGAGAATCGATCCAATCACACCAAGTGACCCTAGTGTCAACCAAGTAATCAGAGCCTAGTATGTTTGAATAGTTTGGAATTTTGCGCTTTGAAAGATTAGGAAAAATTTCCCAAAACGCTGCGCGAAGGGCTTTTTGTGTAGTGTAGTTTGGCATGGTGATCCTTTAAGTTGAGTTGAGTTGATCAATGAAGGGCTAAAAATTGACCCCTTCACATATATAGCAGGGAAGAAACGTGCCAACTCTTGTAAGTTGTTGATTTCATTGATAGCTCCAAAACCCTATCAGTAGTTACCCTTAGAACGATAGATTGCACTTGATCATCATTCAAGTGAACATATAAGGAATGCAATAAATGCATAGATATAGGCATATGGGAATGACATTCCATTGTGTGAACGAAAAGAAAAACAAAAGATAAACCTAAGGCATTGATTAGCTCTTCTACAGAGGAGAGAGACAGACAGAGATAGGCTTTCCATAGCACGGCTAGAGACAGAACATAAAACAGAGAAAACCCGAAAATCATCGGGGTCTAGCTCACACACAAATTACAGCCCTCTACAGAGGAGGAATGGCCCACATGGCTACCATCCCCCTAGCCAGGCGCAATACCCCCCTAGAACGCCTCATAACCCCCCTAGAACCAGGAGGGGGTAGGTCTGGAAGGTGACGGAAAATAGGGGGCCCGCTCACCCATCCCCACTTTTTATTCAAAAACATTTCCCCCCCACTACTCATCCTGCACAAAGAACTAAACATTAGCATTACAAACAATGCTGAAACCTCGTTAAAGTGCCAGAATACACGGGTTTATACAAAGAATTGGTAAGCAGGAATGTAGTACTTGCGCCCCTGTATAAATTTTTTTACCTAAAAGTTTTTTGGTTGCTACAATTCAGGCATTGCAAGGAGAATGTATGGAATGGAGATTGGCACATCCGTTAGATGACGTAGATGACATTGTGGAGATGGCAGACACTATCTTTGGGCAAGAGGCTGATGGCATACTGACGAGGGACAGGAACGTTTTTAGAAAGCATGTAACGGTTACTGCTACTATGCAACTGTTTGACAAAGGCAGAGAGTTTCTTGCTGTTTGCAGGGATGTGGATACGTTAGTTGCGTACTGTTGGTTTGACCGTGGTGGGTATACAACATATGCCAATGAAGAGATCAGCAATGCTAAGTTCCACCACCTTGATTTAAGTCTTCCGGTTAGAACCAGAGTAAGGTTACTTAACGAGATGATTGATCAGCATATATTGTGGGCCAGTAGCTGGGGTATTCCGGTTATCTGCTCAACAAGTATTAGAGCAGAGCATAATGGGTTTATGAAGATTCACAAGAAACGTGGGTTTACTGTTAATGGCTCATATGCCTGGGGACGCACTGCAGAATTATTAAAGGAAATGAAATGAAAATACCTAAACCCAATGACGCAATATATGGAGATATTCGTCCTCAAGATTCTAATGTTACCAGTGAAGAAGAGAAACAAAAGAAGCGTGATTATTATCAGAGAAAGAAAGCTGAACAAAAGGCAATGAAGTTAGCTACTGGTAAGCAAGAACCTAAGGAGCCAAAGGTTCCGGTATTCACACTTGGTCGGCCTAAGTCGGTGGTTAACCGAGTAACTGAATACGGCGCTTTGTTTAACAAGCTTAATGATGAACGTGCCGCCAAAGGTCTACCCCCACTCAAGACGGCAATGGAAGTCTTGATTGATGCTATGCAGTCTGATGAGTTGGATATCAAGGACAAGGCTAAGATTGCTGATAAGCTTGCCCCCTTTGAATCCTCAAGAGCGCCTATAATTTCGATTGAACACGTTAACAACGTGAACAAAGAGGAAGAGGTGTCTGCTGATGATGCATTAGATGATTTCTTGCAGTCTCTTCGCAAAGTGTGATAATAGCAATACTTTCATGAAAGGTTAGTATGTCTACAAACTTCCTGTACGCCCAAGCGCCTAACCGCAAGGGTAACATTGGTAAACTATCTCCAAGCCACTCAACAGGCGTAACTGCTGTTTGTGGACCTAAGCATGGCACTGATACACCTAAGGGTAACCAAGGCGCTCCTGCGTATGCCCGTGCAACAGCTAACACTTCTGCTGGCGCTACTGGTGGTCGCAAACAAAAAGTTATGGTCAGCACACATGCTGATTACTGTGGGACTATCAAGAATGATGGTTACATGAACAGTGACCGCAACAACTATCTCAAGTGAGGCCAACATGTCTGCATACGGTAAAGTAATTTCTGGCGGTAAAGCCATGACAAGCGGTCTAACTAAAGGCATTAATGACAAGTTGAAAAACTATGCTGAAAGCCACAAGTATTCCGCAATGTTGGCTACTGCTGTTGGCAAGACGTTCAATCAGAACCCTTTGTCTGATAACCATTTGAACAACATCAATGTAGCTGCCAAGAAAAGCTTCACAACTCCTAAGTTGCCAAGCAAGGTTTGAGATATGGCGCACGATAAAGCTATTGCACACAAGACTACGGGTAAGGGTAAGACCTATAACCCAACAGACAAAGGTGCTGGCATGACCGCCAAAGGCCGTGCTGAATACAACAAAAAGAATGGTAGCAACTTAAAAGCGCCAGCGCCTAACCCCAAGACCAAAAAGGATGCGGGGCGTAAGGCATCATTTTGTGCCCGTATGGAGGGCGTAGTTAGAAACGCTAAAGGTCCTGCTGAACGGGCCAAGGCATCACTCAAGAATTGGAAATGTTAAATGGCTAAACCTGGACTCTACGCAAATATTGCGGCAAAGAAAGAACGCATCGCCAATGGCTCGAAAGAGAAGATGCGTAAGCCTGGCACAAAGGGCGCACCTAGTGCCAAGGATTTTAAAGATTCGGCTAAGACAGCCAAAAAGAAATAAGGATTGATATGAAAATTGCAAACTTTAAACGTGATGAAGAAAACAAGATTATTGCCTTGGATGCTGAAGGCAATGAAACCCCTCTGGACTTTGGTTATGTGGCAGAACACAAACCCCAGATAGGTGATGACTACCCAACAATTGAAGAAACTTCAGAATTTGTAGCACCCACTGAAGCTCCCGTTGAAGAACCCGCAGCACCCGCTGCATAACTTAGGAATAGCATGGCAACGTATGATATTGACGCACTGAAAGAAGATCTTCCAACAGCTAAAGATTTAGCGCAGTTTGTGTATGACAGAACACAGATTGCGTTAGACCTTATTGGCAAGCCAAAAGAAGATCAATACCAAGTTGCAAAAAACGCCCTTGAAGGCCGAAAGATTCCTTCCGAATATGTAACGGATGTCAATCCCTACATTGACAAAAAGGAACTGATTCCTGAGGACGATCTGCCTCCTCTTCCTGAACGCCCTGCTGACTTGCCAGATATTGAGTCGCGAATTCATTATTTTGGTGCAACAAATATGCCCCACCCATCCAACCCTCAATCGGATGAGAAGGTCGCTATTGATTTCCGCAAGTACGACAATGGCACGGTGACGTTTCAAATTGTTGGCCCCGTCTTCCAAGTAGCTGTTGGTGAACGTCTGAACAAGTTTGGTCAGCGTGTGCCAGAGAAATACACATGGAATGACCCCCGCACAGGCGAGACTTTGATGAAGCGCCCTGATGGCACATTCACCGAGCGTGGTCGCAAGCTGTTCCAGTATTGCTCTGGCGAAAAAGGCGGTGGTATCTGGGGTTTGATTGACCGTGATCTGACTAGCATTTCGTCTAAGAACATTGTTGACCCGTGGGCGTAATGGAAGATCAATCTTCCGTCTTTCGTCAGAAGCTATCGGCTCAAGCAGAAGTTTGCGCCCGTAAGACTCTTGAGTGGTTACAGAAAGATCTTCAAGGAGATCGGACTCTACCCCCTCAAGACGTTTACTATTTAGCCTCTGCCGCTGATTTGCTTTTGTCTATGCGTGACCTGTATGGCAAAAAGTGAAGCCAGTGACTACATCCAACCGATCTACAAAGATCGAGCCTTAAAACATCTTGTTAAGTTGGCTGGTGGCAAAAAGGCTACCAACCAAATGGACTCTGACCAGCTACGCAAGATGATGGCGGCAAGAGATACTATTGCCAAAGACATGCAGTACAACGCTTTGAAATGGTTTAGGCCATTTAAGTATCAGACTGACTTTTTTGAAACTGGCAATCATTTCACCCGCCGAGGGATGATTGCGGGTAACCGTACCGGAAAGACCATTGCGTCCACCTATGAGACTGCTTACCACCTAACAGGCATGTATCCTAAAGGTTGGAAAGGCAAGAAGTGGGACAAACCTATTATTGCTATGGCGGCTGGTGAATCTTGGGAACAAGTTGCAAAAACGCTACAGTCCAAATTGTTGGGTTGTGACGATATCAAACAAGCATACAAACTAGGAACGGGTGCTATTCCTTTGGAAAGCATTGACGAGAAGTCATACCGCACCGATGGTGCAAACGTCCTGTCTATTGAAATCTGGCATTCTTCTGGTGGCAAATCCAAACTCTACTTCTCCAATTACACACAGCAAGTGCGCCATTTGCAGGGTTTTGAACTTGACCT